CAAATTAAATTTACAGAACCTGGAGAAACTCCTATTGGTGTAATTTCTGCTAATCCTGCAATTATTGGTGACACTAGAGATTTCTATTGGGCAGGTATGTATCAAACTGACCAATGGGGTAGACAGATTGAAGAACAAGTACCTGCATGGAGATGGAAAGAAGAAGGTGATGATAAACTTCATGAATATCGCAAGGATGAAGTTCCTGAAGATATTGTTGTACCAGAGAATGCAGAAAGCACTACTTTAGGATTCCAAGTTGTTAGTCCAAATTATGATGCAACTACAGAATATGTACCAAGAGATGAAAGATCAGAGTGGGGATGTGTTGGACTTGTTGGCAAACTTAGAATCAAAAAAGGTCAAGTTATTGGAGACCGTTGGTTGAAAATGAAAGATATTAATGATGATGTTGAAGAGTGGTTGGTGAGATAACCGACTTGTATAGGTGATATAAATAGTATTGCCTATACTTAATTTTGAGTTAAACTCATGTCAATGAATATTGAACAAATGATTGAAAGCTTCAAAGAACAGCAAAAAGAAGTTGTTGAAGAAGTCCGTAATCTTGAAAATCAAATCAATTCTAAGAAAGAAGATTATTTTAAACTGCAAGGTGCTATTGAAGCATTGTCTATTCAGTTGAATCCTTCTGATGAAACAGGACCTGCCGATCAATCAGGTCAATCTGCAGGACAACCTCCTGGTATGGAGATGCCTGACAACCTCACAGATATTCCTGGAATTGATGTTATTCCAGCTACTCCTGAAGGATGAGTTTAAATTATATCAGAGAATACTCAATGAGTTCTACTGAAATATGTGACGAAATCATTGAGTTATTTGAAAAACATAATAGACAGGGAAATACTAGACCAGGAGAAATATCTAGAGGAGTAGATAAAAACACTAAAGATAGTATAGATTTAGTTCTAGGTGCTATCTTTAGTAAAGATCCATCTGCTGAATTACTTACATCTAGATATATGGAAGTTGTAAAAAAATGTGCCATGGAATATTGTGACCATTACAAACTTCCGATACGTGGTATCAATCCAGCCACAACTCCTCAAATACAACACTATAAACCAAAAGGTGGTTATAAAGAGTGGCACGCAGATGCTACCTTTACTGGGAATCAATCTAGATGTTTAGTATACATTACATATTTAAATACTGTTCCTGATGGAGGAACAATGTTTAGAGATTGGAAACATACTACTACTGCAGCAAAAGGCAATACAGTAATATTTCCAGCATTTTTTACTCATGTCCATAAAGGACAAATAAGTAAAAAACATAAGAAGTATATCATCACTGGATGGTTACATTATACGGATTAGTCCTCTGCTAAATAGTTAGAGGACTTTTTTTATGCGTATACATGGCGCAACCAACAAGTAAAGCAGAATTAAAGGAATATTGCCTGAGACGGTTAGGTAGACCTGTTCTAGAAATTAACGTTGATGATGATCAAATTGATGATTTGATTGATGATGCTATTCAATTATTTAATGAGCGTCATTATAATGGCACTGAAAAAGTGTTTTTAAAACATCAGTTTACTGCTGATGATGTAACACGTTTCACTACAAGTAATGAAACTCTTTCCATCGGAACTACTGATTGGGAAACGAGAAACAATTATATTCCTATCCCAGATCATATTACTGGAATCAGTAAAGTATTTGGAATTAAGGGAAGTAATATAAGAAGTAGTTTATTTGGATTAGAGTATCAACTATTTTTAAATGATCTTTATCAGTTTGGATCTGTTGATATTTTGAGTTACTATATGACTAAATCATATCTTGAAACACTAGATATGGTTTTAAATAATGGTAACTTTATTCCATTTAGATTTAATCAAAGACAAGATCGTCTTTACATTGATACTACAAGTAAATTTGTAAAGGAAGGTGCCTATGTTATTATTGATTGTTGGAGAGTATTAGATCCTACATCATATACTCAAGTATATAATGATCCATTTTTAAAAAGATATTGCACTTCTTTAATTAAAAAACAATGGGGACAGAACCTAATTAAATTTCAAGGGGCACAACTTCCGGGTGGTATTACATTAAACGGTAGGCAAATTTATGATGATGCTGTAATAGAACTCAAAGAAATTGAAGCAGAAATTGCCTCTAGATATGAAATTCCACCGTTAGATATGATCGGATAAAATGGCAAAGAATACTTATTTCACTCACGGAACAAGAGAGGAGCAAATGCTCCAACAATCCCTTGTGGATGAGTTTATTAATATGTTTGGAATTAGTACCAGTTACATTCCAAGAAAATTAATTCGCAAAGATACAATTTTAAATGAAGAAATTATTTCTGAATTTGAAGAGGCATTTACATTAGAAGCATACCTTGAAAACTTTGAAGGATTTCAAGGTTCCGGTGATATCTTGACTAAGTTTGGAATTAGATCTACCGATGAAATTAGTTTAGTAATATCAAGACATCAGTTTGAGGATTTTGTTTCTCTTCCTATGCAGTTAGTGAATAATGTTCCTTTACCTCAAAGACCTGCAGAGGGAGATTTAATTTATTTTCCATTGTCTGATAATATATTTGAAGTTAAATTTGTAGAGCATGAAGCACCATTCTATCAATTTGGAAAATTATATACATACAAATTAAAATGTGAATTGTTTGAATACTCAAACGAGGTTACAGGTGATGGTATCTTTGATACACAAAAAGACGAAGGATTTATTGTCAAGTATTTTTATGAGCAAGCATCTCTTAGCGGAAGTCCTGAAGTTGGCGAACTAGTAACAGGTTCTGAAACTGGTCTAACTGCATATATTAATTCTTGGAATCCTAAGGAAAGATATGTCGAACTAAGAGCACCTACTGGTAGTTCTGATCATGGAGAATTTAAAGTTGGAGAGAACCTTGTTGGCAGCAACAGTGGTTTTTCTATAAATATTTCTAACTTTGATGAACTTGATATGAAAGATAGCTTTGCTGATAACATTGAATTTGAAAAATTTGGTGACGGCATTTTGGACTTTACGGAAATCAACCCCTTTGGAGAATTTGGAAATAGGTAATTATGTTAGGAACTTATAATTATAATCAAGTCATTAGAAAATGTGTCATTGGATTTGGCACACTTTTTAATAACTTAGAGATTCGTAAATTTAATGAAGATGGATCAGTATATCAAAGGATGAAAGTTCCTTTGGCATATGGTCCTAGTCAAAAATTTATTGCTCGTATTACTGAGCAACCTGAACTTGGACGCCCAAATGCGATCACTCTACCCAGGATGTCATTTGAAATGACAGGTATGAGTTATGATCCATCAAGGAAACAGAGTCCAACACAGTACTGTCTTACTAATGAGAATAGTGAGGGACTCAAGAAAACATATATTCCTGTTCCTTACAATTTAGAATTTGAATTAAATATTCTCAGTAAAACACAGGATGATTGTTTGCAAATTGTAGAACAAATTATACCATTCTTTCAACCGTCTTTTAACCTGTCTATTAGATTAGTAGAAGAGGCAAATATCATTAAAGACATTCCTATTGTAATGAATAGTATTAGTTTTAATGATGACTATGAAGGAAATTTTGATACAAGAAGAGCATTAATTTATACTGTTAGATTTACAGTTAAAACTTATGTCTATGGTCCTACTACAGATACAGGTTTGATTAAGAAAGCAATCACTAAAGAGTATTCTTCTACAGATGTAACCTCACCTGGTAGGTATAGAGAATATTCAGTAACACCTAAAGCACTTGAAGATAAGAATAACGATAACGTCGTTAATGCTATTGATGATGCTTTACTTCTTTCTGGTGATGATTTTGGATTCAACGAAACTACCTCTTACTTTGAAGACCTATGAGTGTAAATTATGATGGCATTGAAAGTGCTCTAGATGTGCAGGCAGAAGTTGTTCCTGCATCACAACCAAAACCAAAGAAAAAACCTGAGCGTGCTATTGACATTGATCATGATGTAAAAAAAGATTACGACTATACTAGGGGTCAACTATACGATGTCATCGAGAAGGGTCAGGAGGCGCTCTCAGGCATCTTAGACGTGGCAAATAACACCGACCACCCTAGAGCATATGAAGTTGCTGGACAGTTAGTTAAGAGTGTTTCAGACGCTGCTGAGAAATTAATTGAACTTCAAAAGAAAATGCAGGATCTTGAAGAAGGTCCAAAGTCCAAACAAAAAATAACTAACAACAATGCTTTGTTTGTTGGATCAACTGCAGAGTTATCCAAACTCATCAAGCAAGGTCTTTTGGATAATAAATAAATACAAAGCTTTATAACCATGGCAAGAGTACTTCAACCAAAATCAGCGTCTACTGCATTGTCAGACACACCAAGCACTGTGTCTAATGCTAATCGAGTTTTAGTTCAACATAACCATGCTAGTGGAAACTCGCATGAAGTTATTTTAAAAAATGCTAATGGTGATGTTCTAGGCAGCATTCTGTGTCACCCAAGTGCAGATCAAATTATTGAAAAGTATAAAACAGATACTTTAGAAGTTGGTAGCACTATTACGGACGTTGCAGCAACGTCAGTCGGAGTTATCGGATGATAACATTCAAAGAATTTTGTACACAACTAGATGAGGCAGCATGGACCAAGAAATCTGGAAAGAACAGCGAAGGTGGACTCAACGAGAAGGGCAGGAAATCCTACGAGAAGGAGAACCCTGGCAGCGACTTGAAGGCACCAACCAAGAAGAAGGGAAACAAGAGAAGAAAATCCTTCTGTGCTCGGATGAGTGGAATGAAGAAAAAACTTACAAGTAAGAAAACTGCAAACGATCCAGATAGCAGGATCAATAAATCATTACGTAAATGGGATTGCTAATTTATGACTTCTAATGAAAAGATGAAAGTGTGCGAAGCATGTGAATTTTATAAAAAAGCAACAAAACAATGTAGATTATGTGGATGTTTTATGCCACTGAAGACACTCCTTCCAGGAATGGAGTGTCCTGATTCACCCCCTAGATGGCAATGAACTTAAGAGATTATTTAAATAAAGGAAATAGTAAATCAAGAAAATTTACTCCTCCTGCTGAAAAATTAAAAATTTGCAGATCATGTGATAAGTTTATACATGCAACTCAAATGTGTAAGGTGTGTGGATGTTTTATGCCACTAAAGGTGGTGACTCCTCTACCATGCCCTGAGAAAAAATGGATAATGTAATGACTAAATTAAAACCAAATGAAATTTATCTCGGTAA